CATTTTACGAGCAGCGGATGCTGTGCCAGGTACTGCTGCCTGGTCGACACCCACATATGCTCTTTCTTGATCGAGCTTGATGGCCTTCAGAGTTTTTGCCAGAGCGTATGCGGTCTCCTTAGCGCGACCGTGGGTCTGAACAGCGTCAACAGTTGCAGCAACTTTAAATGCTTCACCGATGATCTGAGTGTTGTTAGACCGCTCAGTTGGCTGACCGATGGCAGTAGTTGCTGCGTCTGCACCTTCTACAAGCGCATTTACGCCAGCCGAACGAATTGAATCTTCTAACCAAGAAAACGAACGGGCTGATACTTTCTCTGACTTGATGGCAGAGGTGAATGGTGTTGAGGTCACTTGTGTTCAAGCAGGGTCGTTAATTCCTGCCCCGTCCCTTGGAGGGACCGCTGTATATTTCTATACAGGTCAGACTATATCTTCACCCTCTCTATATATAAGAGGGGCTAGGTGCTTCCACTCACTTGAGTGTACTCCCTTTCGGGATAGTCGTTGAACCTTCCCCATGTTATGGGGCTCGGCTGCTGATTGTCGGCAGCTACCACGCTACTACGATTTTCCAGCAATTCTCCTAGTTACAATCCCAGATTACTCTGAGACGGCCCAAGTTACTTAGGCGAGATATTTGCAATGGTGGTGCTAACGTCTTCGGCCAATCCTACAGTTGCATATGAGACTAATGTAGCCATGATTTATTACCTTTTGAAAATGAGAAAATTAAAATAAAAATAGAGCATCATTCCCAGCCAGCCATAATCGCATCTGCAATATTGTCGAGGTCATTGCCACCGCTTCTGAGCTTGTCCATGGTCTTCTTTTGACGTTGGGCTTTTATGTCAGCTTTGGTGGGGGGTGCCTTCTTCGATCTCAAAATCTTCTTAGACGCTTTAGCCTTTTTCGCAGTGGCTACCTTTTTGGTTTGGTCAAACAATCGTGCCTTGTTCAGCAACATGATCACATTAGGATCGCTATATTGGTTGACTGCTTCTTCGGGTAATCCCTGGCCAATTGCATAGCTTCGTATGTCGTTATAGAGGTCATTGTTCCAATCAGGGATTTCTCTCTGGAGGACCTTGATACACTCTTTAGCTTCAGACTGTTTTGACTCAGCCTGCTGCTGTTTGACAAACGAATAGAATTGGTCGGCTTCTTCGCTTAGAAATTTAAGATCGTCTTCAGCTTGCTTTGCTTCGGCTCTCAGTGCAGTGAATGACTCGGCATCCATCTGCCTACTGGCAACCAACATGTCGACCTCAGAGTACGGCTTGTACCGTTCCTGGGCTCGACTGAGCATCGCTTGTAATGACGCATCGGCTTTTTGCAGCTGGTCATCGGCCAACTTACGTTGTGATGCAGCTTCTTGAGACTTACGTGTTAAAGATGCTTCTTGACCGTAGAGTCTTTTAAGGTCCTTGATGGATGCCTGCTTAGATTCGCCATCGACAGTAATCTCGACCAGGGTGTCATCGGACAGATCAACTTCTTCTACTTCTTGATCATCGTCCTCGGACTCTTCGTCACTGTCTTCGGTTTCCTCTAATTCTTCGTCAGGGTCCTCAGTTTCCTCATCAGATTCTTCGTCTTCAGTTTCATCTTCGGTTTCTTCAGATTCCTCTACGTCAGTCTCGTCTGTAGATTCATCTGTAGCCTCTTGACTATCTTCAGATAGCTGATCTTCATCAGCGTCTTCCCATTGTCCAAGTATAGCTTCTGCGGCATCGTCTACTGATGCCAGGGGAGAGTCGGAAGTATTATTGACGTTATCAATTGACATGGTCTATTCCTCTTCTGAGCGGCTGTCGCTTGCTCTGTTGTTAATTTCATCACGTACAGCGACACGTTGTTTAATGGTGTCGACTATTTCTGTTACTGCTAAATACTGGTAGTAGGCATGCTGCCTTACAGCTTCATCTTCGGGCTTACTGAAGGCAAAACTTTGGAAGCATTGTTCTACCAGGCTATTGATAATGGCGTTAAAGGAATCACTCTGTAGAAAGTTTTCAGCGTGATCCCCCATGGCGACCATCTTTTCTTCTTCGGTCATTCGTCTCTCCTTAAAAGACTAGGGGTTTAACCATTCGGGCTCGCAATGGCAGTAATCTGTTCAGCACGTTGTGCCAGGACCATTTCGGCAGCGTCAATCTCTTTCTTGTGGCGTAGCTGCTCTTCTTTGAGGTCCATGTTGTCGCTCTGGATAGCATGCTGGTTTTCAACCTTGGCTTTCTCCAACTGAAGTTTCATCTTGCTAATTTCAGCGTCTACCTGGGCTTTCATTTCAGCAACTGCTGTCTGACGTTCCTGTACTTCAAGCTGCTTTTGCATCATTTGCATCTGCAACTCTTGTGCGGGATCAGGCTGCTCTTCTGGCAACTCTTGTGGATTCGTCAGGAATGCACTGACATCCTTGATACCTGTCATGTCCATTGTCCGAGAGATTAGCTCGTACTGATTCTGGGGCTGGTACATTTTGGACAATGAAGGGTCGGAACTTAGTAGCGTGTGCAGTGCCAGGTACTTTTGAGATTCTCGGTCCTGCTCACCGTAGCCCAGGTGCATTTCAGTAACGACATCGCGCTTCTCTCGCCACTTGCGAGGATCACAGGCCACGTACTCGCCTGATAGCTCAACTATGCGCTCCTGGCTTTCGTTCTCACAGACCAGCTGATAAACTTCCTGGTATAGAGGCTTTACGAATTGAGTAGCAAAGTTTCTAGCGATAATCTTTTGTCGCTGTTGTGACATGGTCGCTAACTGCTCAACCATTGCTGCAGAGTTCTGCTTACTGACAGCATCTTTATTAAGGCCCTGAGACAGCTTAGAAACGCCTGTAGTGTCCTCTTTGTCTTCCCCTAGCATCTGTATTGTTTGGAAGATAAAAGGGTTTAAAGGGGCTTGTAGCATGGGAGAAATAGCATCTGGACGGCTGACATTAACAATGCCGCCAACACGATTATCTATAAGCTCACGAGGGTTAGTTAAACCACCTTTGACCACTGTGTAACGTGGGTTAGTAGTAATCATTGCATGGTCCAGGATAGACCTGGTTAACACGGTTCTAGCGTTCTGTGTAGCAACTACTTTGTCTGCGAAATTGTTGCCATAAAAAGAATGAGGTACTGGTAGTGGTACAAAAGTAACAAAAGGTTTACGGCTGACTTTCTCTTTCTCTAGTAAGACATTACCTGCCTTAATTACACGGTAGAGTTCTGCAACACCTGTGCCTTCACAATCTATCATTATGTAGGCTTCATAGACCATTACGGTACGTACCTGGTCCTGGTAGCCATCACCAGTGGTATTCTTAAAGTTACCTACATTGTCAAACCTAGCGAGTAACTCAGGGTCTGTTTCAACATCAACATCAGTGTGGTCACCAATCTTGTCGATTAGCTTCTCTGAGTATCCTTCTAGACGTAGCTCTGAGATAGTTTTCTTTGTGCGGTGTGCACAGAAGTTAACATCATCCAGGCTCTTAGCTTGTGTCTCAATCAAGAACTCTTCAGGGGCAATGTTTTCTATTACGACCTTACTGGTATCTTGTTCAATACTTATGGTACCTGAGACTAGACCTAGGCTATCTGTAGTGCTTTCTACAAGCTCCACATCATCCTGGGCCAATAGCATATCAAGCTCAGAATCAGTAATATCTTCAAAGTCTTCATAATCAAACTCAGAAGAAGCTTCCCAGAACACCTTAACAACACCTGCACGAGCAATGAGACCATCGTGTATAGCGGTGGACATCACTGTGTAGAGGTCGTTCTGACGATTGACTACATAGTCTGTGTATTCAGTGCAGACATTAGCTTTCTCTACGTCATCTGCGTTCTGTGGTGCGAAGCGTACTGTTTTGTTACCACTAGAGAAAGTTTCTAGTAGAGCAGCCTTAAGACTCTCAACTGAATCGTATACATCTAGTGATACGTACTTTGAGTTTCCATCATGAGCAGGTTTAGGAAGAGTACCGTTGTAGTAATCGATAATCTTTGCTCGTTCTGTACTGAGCTCTGAATCTGAATACCCTATAGATAGACTTACCTGGTCATCTACGAGTGCGACAATGTTGTTGTCTGACAGTTTCTTATAGTTCTTTCGCTTTTTTGCCATTGTTATACCATCTCTATGTAATAAGAGTCTGAACTCTCAACTGGTTCCCAGGCTCCCTGGTGGATATAGTTTGCTAACGCTAAGGACATTACACAGTCATCAAAGCAGCCTGATTCAGCTTGCATAGCTCCAGACTCTGTGACGATGTAAGTCATCATTTCTCGGATTGTTACCTTGTCGTTAAGCTCTAACTCTCCCTCACGCATTGCAGCTCTTAACTGGTCAATGATTAGGGGCTTGGTTTTAACGGTGGTAGAGAAACCTAGTTTTACAGTCTCCCTGTCGGTTACCTTGTCGTGCTGTACTTCTGTATAGAAATTTGGGTAAGCCATGTCTTTACCCAGGCGAGTACAGGTCAATATTCCGTGTGAGTTGTTCTCCACACAGATGTATGCCTGGTTGTAGTATTCACCTAAGTTAAACAGTACTTCAGCAAAGTAGTCTGGATGGGCATGACCACGCCATACGGCTACCTGGCGTTTCTTAGAGTCAAACACCTGGGCAACTGAATAGTCACCCCCACGGATACCCATAGCGACATCAGCACCCATGACATAGCGTTCACCAGGTACATGAGGTCTAAAGGTAAATAGTTCGCCTCGTGGGTTGTTTACCCATTCGCCACCTTCGAGAGCCATACGCTGCTCTAGGTCTCTAGTATTGCTTAGCTTGTCTACTAGCTGCTCTGGGTTGAACAC